GGCCATCTACACCTACGTCTGCACTATTGATCTTAGCCCGTGGGAATGCGAACTTGATAGTGTTACTACCATCACCCACAGTTACCTCAAGCTCAGTTTCAGTCTCATTCAAGAAGCGATTGATTAAAGCTGCATCCTCAAAGTAAGCTGAGATAGTACCTTCGATCTCTGCACGACCAACTTCCAACTGTGGCGCACTGTCACTACCAATAACGAAGGTAGGTGCGAAGGAGTTAGTCAGAGTGAAATCCATACCAGTTACGATAGCTGCTGTAGCTGGTGTACCATTAGTATTGCCAATCTCCAGTGTACCTGAGTAAGCATCGAAAGGAGCGGCACCTGATGCAGCGTCCTGTGTCTTCTCAGTTGCGCCAATAGTCATGTCCTTACCAACCATACCGTAGGTAGCTGTTACCATCTGGTTAGGGGCAAGAGAGATACCCATAGTAGAAACTGTCATACCTGTGAACAAACGAGCTTGGTCAATGTCAGCAGCATAGTCTTCGATAGAGAAGAACTTAGGTGTAGTACCAACTTTAAGGACGTTAGTTGAAAAGGTATTCAACATGGCTGACTCAAGGAATACATCGTAGTCAGCATCACGTAAGTCAGCTACAATGTCACCAGAGACTTGACGGTTGCCATGACGATCAACACGGGGCATACGGTCAGATTGAATATCAGTACCAGCTACACGATCTTTAGTTAAGTTCAAAGAGTGTGTGCTGAAGGGTAAGTTTGTGAAGTTGCCAGCGGGAGTTGTACCGAATGTGCTTTCCACAATGTACGATAGGCTGGAACGAGAACCTTGTGCGAAGGCCATAATGTATTCTCCTAATTATTATAAACGTACCATCCGATATTAATCGGAACGTAGTACCAAGGCGCATCTAAGAAACCTTGCTGTCTTTCAGCATAATCTATAGATACAGTTATTGTTTCATCCCCAGTATAGGAGATCTTAGTGGTTGCTTCAAAAGCCTCTAAAATAGTGTTAGCTAGGGCATCAGCAGCGGCGGGGCCATTACCTTCTGGGGTGTAGGCAGTTACAACAAACACACCATCGTATCTCTGTTGTGGGTTTAAACCTCTTACAGCGGGTCTGCGAAGTGTCGGGAGAAAATTAGTCTGTAGGTAGCTTGTACCTGTAGTTGGGCTAAATGATACATTCTCATAAGCTATACCTGTAGGTAAATTAGCAGTGTTAGCTAACTTGTTCTCAAGTGCTGCCCGTATGTCATTATAGATACTAGCCACGTTTATACTTTCTCTTTAGTTGGGTAAACACAAAGTAGCCATTAGTTTTGGGCCAACCCTCTCCACGTTCAACATCATTGGCGTGAGGACTATTGTTACGAAGCTCTATTCGGGTAGTATCTAACAAGGAAGGTATTCTTTCTAAATCTTGAGTAAGATTACTTAAGCCTTCATTTCTCGCAGCTTGTTCATTGGCTTTAGGTTTATTCTTAGAACTTTTACCTCTAGGTCTACCAGCACCTACATTAAAAGAGAAAGATGTTACATATGCACCAGTATCTACAGGAACTCTAATTGTACCTAAACCGACTGCATCAACTGCCATGTCTATTAGTTTACGCTCTACTTGTTGCTCAGCTATAGCCTTAAGACCATCTATCTTCCTCTGTAGGGAAGGCATGACCTTTAACTCAGTTCTCATTACTCTCTCACATCACACAAGAAACAAATCTTGACCCCATTAGAAAATATAGTAACAACAGAAATAACATTAACTGTGTCACCGTTACCAATAATCTGATCTTCGTCATCGGGTTCTACTGCCAATCCTAAAGCTGGGACTACGCATTTACGGGTGCCTCTGCGGATCTCATCTACATTAGCTATGATACCTTGATCGTAGTTGTAGAAGTAACCTTCAAAGCTGTAGTCGGTTGTAGCTGAACCTGTTACTGACCCAGTAGTAGGATCGTAGGTTCCTGCTGTAGTCTTCTTGCGTAGAGTAAGTGGTTCACCAAACTCCTCTACCATCTTGAGTAGGTTATAACCTCTTGAGAATGCCATGACCTATCCCTTAACTATAGTCGTAATCATCACCACTATAACTTGGTGGGTTCTTGAATCTATCCCTACGGAAGGATGGTGGAACACGATCTGTATTTTGTCTTACAGCATCTACTCTAGCTATGCTAATACCACCAGCAACTACACCCACACTAGCTCCAGCCTTCTTACCGTTAAGCTCAAGGTCTAAAGCTAGTTGTGTATACTGATTAGCTAGGTCACTGTAATTAGCACTGAGAGCGCCTGAGAGGTTCTGTGTGACCCTACGAGAGTATTGTGCAGCGATTGTTCTGGCAGTCCAAGCACCAGCTTGATAGATGTTGTTACTTGTCTGAGCTAAAGCAAAAGTAATCTCTTCATTCTGAACTTGTTGGTCGTTAGTGTCAGTGTCTCCCACAAGGAGCCGTACAGAGTTCAAACGCCCAGAGGCTGTACTTGTACCCAAATCAGTTGCATCATACGACCAAGCCATTCTTTAAGTCTCCATGTGACCATAATTTCTACGCCAGCTACGAATAAGCCCACGCTGTTTATCAACTATCTTAGACTTCTTACACTTCTTCTTTTGGAACTCAGCTTCAGATTTTGTCTTAGAGTTTACTTTATCGTTGATACTGTCCACAAGACCATGCAAACCATCTATGTCTAGTTGCTCTAGTCCATCACCAACTTTAAGCTTTACTTCAAACTCTGAGTTATGATGAATGAAACCTTGTGTGTATAAGATTAGTGCTTTATCTTCACTTACACCAATCTCTTTCCATTTAAACTCATCACCCTTCTTTAGCTGTCTACCCCAAGATTGAAACGGGCGCTTAACAAATACTGGACGGTCTAGTTGAAATGGCATATTCTCTTGTCGGATCATTGTACTACCTTTTGTCAGGAAAGGGTGGCAGGGGCCATTACTACAGCCCCCACCAATGTAAATTAAGCTACAGCAGCAGCGAAGAGGTAACCCAAGTCAGCGCCTACGACTTTCATATCGTAAGACATTTTAACTTGGATCATCTCAGCGATTTGCTGACGCTTCAGAGCATCATCTGAGAATGACTCAACAGTGATACCCAAGTTGTTCACACCTTCTAGGTTATTCCAAGCGAAGGTCAAACCAGCGGCTGGTGACATAAGACCAGCAGTTGATGGTGTGTAGGCCAACAGAGCATTCTTACCACCGATGAACGCATTGCTTTCTGCAACACCTTCTACTGATGAGTTCTTGACAGCTTCCATGACGTAGAAGTTCTCTACCTCAAAGATTTCAGCCAACTTAGCATCTGTGATCAAAGCTGTGTTAGTTACAGTTGCGCCACCGTTCAAACGTGCCAGAATGTCTGGGTGATTGATCAGCTTGTCACGTACTTCTTTACCAACAACCATTGTGTTTGGCTTGAAGCCACCAGAAGCCAACTGTACTACACGACGAGCAGCAGTTACATCTTGGATTGGTGTTGAGTTGGTGTAGTCTGACCACTGTGAAGTGCCTGACAATGTGTTGTCTGTTCCCCAAACTCCTGTTGAGAAGAAGTTGGTTGCAAACTGCTCTTCACGATGGATCATCAGACGCATCGCCAAGGTTTCAGCACCAGCAGAACGGATGTCCAACATAGCATCTTCGTTAGCCAAAGTTTGCTCATCGAAGTCCATACCTAGACCATATACGTCAGCAAAGTAGCTGCTGGTCGATAAAGTCATACCGATACGGTTTACTTCTGTACGTGGAGCTAGTTTAGCTACATCACCAGTACGGTTCATGTTCGCACGGTCATAGATGTAGTATTTGTCAGATTGTTTTGAAACACCGACAGTTGGGAAAACCTTATCAGCGATAAAGTTCTCTTGTGATTGTGCGTAGGCCAGCGTGAGGTTAGTCAGCGGCTGATCTACATGCACTGCGGATGGAGTTAGCAAGGGCATTTAATTATTCCTTTCTTGCAATTAAGCAGCAGCGTTGCCACCTTGGATCAACTCGATAGCCATAACTTGACCGTCAACTGCTGCTTCCAAAGCGTAACCCATGATGATATTTGTTGAAGCTGCGGTAACTGCGTCACCAGAAGCATCAGTTGCAACGGCTGCACCAGCGGCAATACTACCACCAGCAGTTACCATAACCTTACCTGAGACTGCTACAGTTGCAGCAGCGCCAGCGGCAGGGTTATTCAACAGAACACCAATGCAATTTTCACCAGCAGAATCTGCTAGATCTACTTGACCGTCACTCTCCAGAGTAACGAATTTAAATTGTGCTGCGGTGAGGCTTTCACCAGCAACAAAAGACCGTGTATCACGGGACTGCATTACAGCCATATTTATTCTCCTTTATAGGATTTGTTGATAAGAGCTTTACCTTCATCGGTCTTAGCAACTGCGGCATAAGCTACAGCATATTGGCTCTTCTTGATTTTGTTTTCGTCCATATAAGACTTAACGAGGGCATCCAGCTTGTCCTGTGCTGTAGCGAAGTTGCCATCAGCATCAGACTTACCAAATTCTTCCATAGACTCTCCGAATACTGCATCAGCACCCTTCAGAGCTTCCATAACTGCTTCATCTGTATCAAACTTAGCAATAAGTGTTTTAGCTACGTCGATATTGAAGTTAGGTAGAGCTTCTTCTGCACGTTTAGTCAGTTCAGCATCTGCCTTAGCAACTTCAGCTTCTTCCAGAGCCTTAAGGATAGGCGCAGGGATGTCAGCTTTGTTGATTTGCTCACCGTCATACTCTACATACTCAGGCTCGACTTTCTTCTCAATTACGTCAGCTTTAATGACATAACCATTTTCGATGAGAGACTTGCGAAGACGCTCGTTCTCTTCCTTAAGAGCAACTTCAGAAGCCTTAAGTGTTTCGATTTCAAGCTCTTCAGCAGTTGCATCATCAGCTTTCTTCATGTCCATGTTGTACATCTTCATGGCTTCTTCTTCAGACATACCTTTATCCATGTATGGCTTCAGTTTGGCCTTCAGATCATCAGACATTTTTTCTGTTACTTCATGTTCCATAGGTTCTCCATTGGAATTATCACGCTTGTACAAGGAGACTATTGCCTGTGCATTTGCTGGACGATCCACCAAAGACAACTCTTCCAGTTCAAGCTGTTTTAAAAGGTTAGGCACTATAGTCCTCCTTGATTGCACGACCCCCAATAGAGAAGGCCGCAAGTTCACCAGACTTAACCTTCGCCCAGACATTATCGTCATAGACTTTGAAAGCTACAATCCAGCCTTCACGGTCACTCTGAATGCCAAGGGATTCACCAATCTCTTTAGTGATAGGCATAGAATGAATGACTGCTCCAATCTGATCCCCTGTATGCATCTGTTTACCGACACGAATATGCTCCATAAAGCCATTAACAGCCTTAACGAGTGTGTCAGGTTCTATTACGTCACCTTGACGGTCAACCACTGGCTCACCTTTCTCAGTAACGACTGAGGCCCATCCGTAGACTAGACGCTGTTCGTCATCTGCCTTGAGGATTTGACCTTCAACACTTTTAGTAAGTTCGGACACTGATGTTCCACCTTCCCACATACGACAAGACCAGTAACCTGCTGTAGTCTTATCTTTCTTGGTATCGCAAGAATGGCGGGAGCGGAAATTAGCTCTGGCTTTGGGGTCATCTCGACGGATCTCCATGTTAGGATCTCCAAAGGCAACTCTCTTTACCTTATCACCATCTTGCAC